ATGGAAGAGACACTATTGCTCTTTATGTGATAGAAATGGACACCTTGAGGAGAATTGCCCAAATGTGGAGGGATTTGGTGGTTCAGGATCTGCGAGAACCAATACGCGAAAGAAAAAGATTGTCCGGGCAGAAGTTGAGAGTAAAATTAGTCGAGAAGATTTAGTGAAAGAATTAGCTCAGAAATTGCCCCCTATAGAAGCCTCACGGGATGCTACGGCATCGACATTAGTACACACAATACGAAGAAATTTGATCGTGTTACGAAATTTGAATACTATGTCGCGCGTCCGAGGTTTCTTTCTGTGTGAAACGATGGTGATAACGCCAAGGCATATACTTTTGGGCTCTAAAGATTATAAAGAAGTGGATCTCCGTCTCTCAACACATAATGTAGCGACATACGATTTTAAACTATCACAAGTTCCACATTACGTAGATGAGGAGAAAGATGTGCTTATCTTCTCTCTACCAACTTCTTTCCAGGCTAAACCCGATGTAACCCACTACTTCATTAAGCAAGAAGACGCTGACGATAGTTTCACAAGTGGATATATCATAACTGCAATTGATAATGATTTCACTCAACTTGTCACCGATCTTGATAAGAGTAGCTATTGGCAACCCCAACCGTTGGACCGAATTGATTATAAAGGTAACGATGATGAAATTCTGACGGTAAGAGGTGGTCTCACCTACAATTGTGATTCTCAACAGGGGGATTGCGGATCATTGATAATCCGTTATGATCCAAGTGTCAATAGGAAGATTCTAGGTTTTCACATCGCAGGGAAAACAGGAATTGGTTATGCTTCACTCATTACTCAGGAGTATTTGAGAAATTTGAAGTTGAAGTTGCCTCTTCCAGTAGTGCACTCCGAAGTGTACTACCAAGAAGAATTTTACCCTTGCGTAGAGGACTTAGATGAGTACTTTGATGCTGAAGGTGTACAAATGGAAATTTTGGGTCCACTCCCAGAAAACTGTGTGCCTCATGCCCCTGGTACATCGGAACTGGTTGAGTCCCCTATTTACGGAAAGTTAATTCCTGCAATCTCTAAACCAGCCTTATTGAAGCAGATTGAAGTTGATGGAAAGATTATAGACCCGTTTCAGTATGGCCTCCGGCGATTACAGCATCCGCAAATCATTTTTCCTCAAAAAGTGGTAGATCTGGCTGTTCAGGGAATGATCTCTTCATATGCAAAGTGGAATTTTAGAAAATCACTCTATGGAACGCAGGGTTTATTAACTGACGAAGAAATGATAAAAGGAATTGAAGGCCATCCTTGGATACGACCACTTAATATGCATACCTCACCTGGTTATCCTTTTCAACTGTTAGGTGGCAAATCAAATTTTATAAAAGATGGCGAAATGACAGACTTTTTGGAACAATTGGTTCACCAACGTGAAGCTATGGCACTTAAAGGTCAAACGAAAGTAGCCATCATTGTGGACACTTTGAAGGACGAGCGATTGCCCTTGAAGAAGGTTGAAGAAGGGAAAACGAGAATTTTCTCTAACTGTCCACTTGATGTGAATCTATTGTTTAGAAAATATTTCCTCAAATTCCTTTGCTATTGTATGGATAATCACGTGATTGGTGAAGTTTCTGTGGGTTTGAATGTACATTCGGAAGAGTGGGAAATTCTCTTTCGGAGACTTCAAAATCGAGGTCAGCATTGGAGAGGAGGTGATTACACAGCATGGGATAAACGAACTCCGCTGCAGATTGCTCTTGGTCTTTTGGATCTTGTAGAATCATTCTATAACAG